GACTAATATTAGCGAACGCCCATTGATTCGGTCAGGTTTTGCTTCTTGACTTTTTCAATCGGGAGGTTTCGTTATGCCATTTAATAATAAGGATACAATCATATACAATGCTGTGGACTATTTGCGGCTGTCTAAAGAAGATGGAGATAAAGCAGAAAGCGACAGCATTGCCAATCAAAGAGATTTAATAACCAATTTCGTGAAGTCAATGCCTGAAATCCGCCTCTGTTCCGAAAGAATAGACGACGGATTTAGTGGTGTTGACTTTAATCGTCCTGCATTTAATTTGATGATGGAAGATATCAAAGCTGGGCGGATCAACTGCATCATCGTTAAAGACTTGTCCCGTTTCGGCAGAAACTACATCGAAGCAGGGCGATACATTGAACGGATTTTTCCGTTTTTAGGTGTGCGTTTCATTGCCATCAACGACGGTTACGACAGTGCAAAGGAAAAATCGACCTCAGACGATATTATCATTCCTTTTAAGAACCTCGTCAACGATGCGTATTGCAGGGACATCTCCGTTAAGATCAGAAGCCAGCTTGAAGTAAAGCGCAAAAATGGCGAGTTCATCGGTTCCTTTGCCGTTTACGGCTACATGAAATCAGCAGAGAACAAAAATCAACTGGTAATAGACCCCTATGCCGCAAAGATTGTGCGGGATATTTTTGCATGGAAGTTGGACGGATTGAGCCAGCAAGGGATAGCTGACAGGCTGAATGAGATCAGCGAGCCATCCCCCATGGAATATAAACGCCTTTCAGGGCTTAACTTTGCCACCAGCTTTCAGGTGAACCCCAAGGCAAAGTGGACTGCTGTGGCGGTTGGCCGTATATTAAAAAACCCTATTTATGCAGGGCATCTTGTTCAGGGGAAGGAAAGCACGCCTAACTACAAGATTAAGCAGCGGTTTATGAAGCCGGAGGATAAATGGGTTTGGGTGGAAAATACCCATGAGCCTATTATCCCCCAAGAAGTTTTTGACACAGTAAACCGTGTTCTGGCACAGGACACCCGTATCGCTCCAGACGGAGAAACCGTCTACCCGTTTTCCGGCTTGCTTTTTTGTGCTGACTGCAAAAGCGGTATGGTGAGAAAGACTGTACCCGCAGGCGGGAAGAAGTACGCCTACTATTATTGCTCAAAGAATAAAGCTGGGGATGGCTGCTCCACCCACTGCATCAGTGAAAAGGTGTTGGAAAAAGCAGTTTTGAAAGCACTTCAAAATCACATTGCTTCTATTCTAAACATTGAACGGATTCTCCGTTATATCGACACCCTGCCTATGCAGCAGGAGGAAATCCGAAAAATTGATACTCAACTGCTGATGAAACAGGAGGAAATCGAAAAGTATAAAAACCTCAAAGTGTCTATTTATGAGGACTTGAAAAGCGGTATCATTGATGCAGATGAGTACAGAGAGTTCAAAGAAATCTATGGAAAAAGGTGCGAGGAAGCGGAAAAGGCTGCCCAGCGGCTGAAACAGGATATTGCCCTGATCCTTGCGGGTAAAGGCGCAAACAGCGTTTGGATAGAAGCCTTTAAGAAGAATCGGAATATCACCGAGCTATCCCGAAAGGTAGTTGTTTCCCTGATCGAATGGGTCAATATCTATTCCGATAACCGTGTGGAAATCCGATTCCGCTATCAGTATGAATATGAAAGAGCTTTGTTCTTTGCTGAGAACACAAAAGACCTGATTACAACAGCTTCACCGGCTCCTATTAAGGGGGTGGTGTGAGATGGCGAGAACAAGCAGAAAACAAATAGACGGTTCTGTCCAAATTCCCCTTGAAACGGTATGGAACACCTGTATTTATGGGCGGCTGTCGGAGGAAGATGAGCGAAAAAAAGAAAATGATTCCATCGGCAATCAAATCTCCATGCTGGAACGCTATATCTCTGAAAGGCCGTACCTGAAGCTCACCTCTGTTTTTAAGGATGTCAATCAGACAGGAACGAACTTCGACCGTCCCGGCTTTAATGAAATGATGGACGCCATCAAGGTCGGAAAAATCAACTGCATTGTGGTTAAAGACCTGTCCCGTTTCGGCAGAAACTACATTGAAACCGGGACTTATCTTGAAAAAATACTGCCATTCTTTCATGTTCGTTTTATCTCCGTGAATGATGCTTATGACAGTCTGAATGCCAGCAGTCAAGATGACGGATATGTCGTTCCTCTGAAAAACCTAATCCATGATGTGTATGCCAGAGATATATCGAAAAAGATAAAGTCGGGGCTTGCAGTCAAGAGAAGCAGAGGGGAATTTACCGGCTGTGTCGCAGCCTACGGCTATCAAAAAGCGGATAATGGCAGATTGGTGCTTGACGAAGAAACCGCACCGGTTGTAAGGGATATTTTTAAGTGGGCAGCGGGTGGTATGGGTGGTATGCGTATCGCTCAAAAACTCAATGAGTTGAGTATTCCTTCCCCAAGCCAGTATCGTTACATGAAGGGCATCTTGAAAAATGAGCGTTATGCCGATATGCGATATTGGTATAAAAGCGCCGTCCGCAGGATTTTGGTTAACCCGGTTTATCTCGGTCATATGGTGCAAGGAAAAACAAAATCTGATCTATGGGGCAAGGGCGGCTGTGTGGAGCAACCACAGGATCAATGGGTGGAAATCAAGAACACCCATGAACCTTTAGTTGATGAAGAAACCTTTTTAGCTATACGGCAAATCAAACAGGAACGGGAGTCCAGCGGGAGAAAAGAAATGGAACCGCAAAGGCCCAATATTTTGAAAGGGCTTGTGTTTTGCGGTGATTGCAAACGGAGCATGAAACGCCGAAAAATGCCCAAATCAAAGGGTCCAGCACTCTATTACTTTAGTTGCGCCACCTACGAGGACATAGCCAAAAATGACTGCGTCAAAAAACGAATGGACGAACCAGATTTACTCTCTGTTCTCTATACAGCGATCCGCAAGCAGATTGACCTTGCCGTTGACATGGAGCGAATGGTGTCGAAGCTAAATGCAAAGGAAGGATTCGGTCAGCAGCAGAGTGAGATAGACACGGAGATTTCCGAAACGGAAAAGAAGCTGTCCAGACTGTCCATGCTCAGAAGTTCCTTGTACGAGGATTATCAGGAAAAGCTCCTTGATGAAGCGGAATATCTCTTTACAAAAGCAAAGTACGAGAAAGATGGCGCCCTTTTGCGAAGCCGATTGGATGAACTATCTATGCAAAAGCACCGTCTTGATACCATGCTGACACCTCAAAACCCATGGATTACAGCCTTGAAGAAGTTCAAAAAGAATAAAGCCATAACGGGAGAAATGATTACCGAGCTGATAGAACGGGTGGAAATATTTAGCGATCAAAGCGTGTCCATCTGCTTTCGGTATCGGGATGAGTTTGAAAGTTTGCTCGGCTTTATTGAAGCGGAGAGTGAGGTGAGGGTTTCATGAGTATCAAGAACATCCTTGCCGAGTATATCCGATTATCCCAAGAGGACGAGAACGAGGGCGAAAGCAACAGCATCATAAACCAGAGGGATCTTCTGAACGCCTTTGTGAAAAGCTCCCCTGACCTCTCACAGTATGAAGTGGTTGAGTTTTGCGACGATGGTTACAGTGGTACGAATTTTGACCGTCCGGGCGTGAAAGCCCTGCTGGATGAAGTGCGTGCGGGAAACATTCAGTGCATCATTGTCAAAGACCTGTCCCGTTTTGGAAGAAACTACATTGACATTGGAGATTATTTGGAGCAGATATTCCCCTTTTTAGGGGTGCGCTTTATCTCCGTAAACGACCGTTTTGACAGCAATGACTTTGACGGTACGACCGGAGGACTTGATATAGGCTTCAGGAACCTGATTTACTCCCTTTACAGCAAAGACCTGTCACAAAAAGTACGGAGTGCAAAGAAAACCCGCATGGAGAAAGGTGAATTTATCGGCAGCCATGCTCCTTATGGCTTTGCGAAGTCACCAGAAAACCGCAAGAAACTTGTGGTTGATGAAAAGCCTGCCGCCGTTGTCAGGCGTATTTTTGCCATGGCAGATGAGGGTAAAAATGCAGTCCAAATTGCCGTAATTCTGAACGCAGAAAATATTCCAACACCATATGTCTATAAGCGGCTTATGGGCTGTGACCGCAAATATAATGTGGTTGGGCATACAAACCACTGGATGAACACGACCGTCCTGACCATTATCCGTGACGAACGCTACACAGGGAAAATGGTAAACGGGAAAAATCGCAGTCCTTTTGTTGGGAGCAAGAACAATAAACGCACTCCTAAGAGCGAGTGGATTGT